AGTGGTTTGGGGTTATAAAATTTTTAAAACCAAATCTTTTTCCTTAGTTGGTTGTCGATGCGTTTCATCTCAGTCGGTCGACAGTAACATCTGTCAGTTCATGAGAACCGGATCACCACAGAGCTAATCACTTCTTCTGTGGTTTCCCCTTAGCCTGGGACTTTGACTTAAGAGGTCGCTGACGAGGCGGACGTACTGGCCCATACATTGGCCCGTCAGGATGTTGTTTTCGTTGTTGCCGTTGAGGACGTGGTTGGTTTGCAGATCGCGAAGGACTGCCTACTACTGAACCCAAACGGTCCATTTTCGACTCTAAAGCGTTCATTCTTTCCTTCTCTGCTTTGGATTCATTCTTCGGGAGATTACCTCCTTGGAACTGATTCCATAGGTCGACACCACTCTTTACAAGTGGCATGCCAGGTACACCAAAAGTACCAAGAACATCGGCTATATTCTTAATCCAATCTCCGTCAGCATTCATGTTGACTTTAACACCATGTGGTAACCGTTGTGCTGTTTTGGAATAAAGTTCCATAGCAGCGGGGTCATATGCAGGTGATGGTTGTGCAAGAACAACCAAATCAACATTTGAGGAGTCAACAAATCTTTCTATAATCCAAATGACATTAACAGTAAGTTCCGTCCCAGCAGGTAAGCCAGTGAAAAACGCGCCACTCAAAAAGAACGGGCTATAAAGATGGACTTTACCAGTTAAGGTTGGTGGTTTTCCAGCAGCACCAGCAAAGGTGTTACTGTAGATTGTTGTTGATGGATTAATGCTAGTGTCGATATCAACGACACAACCATAATGTTCATCCGTAGGGTTATTGGTTTGTGCTGACATTGTAGCAACACAATAACATCCGGCTTCAGCTTCCCATTGCTGGGAACCTGGTATTAATGTCACATCTGATAAAGTCTCGGGTAATCGTGATAATTCCTGAGTTTCATATGTGATATTCACAGAATCTGAGCCTGCCATAAAATGGGTTATTGCTTCAGACTGTCCGTATGGTGTACTACCAGTGTCACGATAAACAGTGACAGCACCACCCACGTTAAGCTTGTTTGTGGTGTTGTGGACCTCGAAAGCTTTAGCAATGACTCGAGTTGAGCCACCATCTAAAAATTTTTGGTCTAAAGGAATAAAATCATAAGTTGAAGTACCAGTTAATGCACTTCCAACAGCCCCACGCCGCATGGTTAACCCACCACGAGCATAAGTATTTAACCCACCAACAGCTGTGTCTTGGATTGCACCACCATAATTATCAGGTGTACTGTAATAAGGATTAGAGTAAAACTGATCTACAGTGTCCATGGTGTCTAAAAATATATGACAATCCTGAGGTGATGCACCCATGGCAAACGTTTTGGACTTTTTAATAACCTGAACAACCGAATTCCCTGTGATTAAATCAGGGAATCCTACTGGTCGTCGAGGTAAGTCAGAGAAAGGGTCCATACTTTCTTTGATCCATAATTGGCCATCGTCGGATACACCGACGGCCTCAGACATTCGTTCAATTTTCTTTTCAGCTTTCGCGATTGATGCGTTCTCCATTATCAAACCAAATGGTGGAGTTACACGTTTTACACGTTATTTTGACATGCCGTGCGAGCAGGACTTTGTCACAAATAGTGTAAATCTGAGGGATACATTTTATGTACAAATGCATCATAATGATTTCGCTGTGATAACCCGATAATACCATCCAAGATAGGGTGTGAAAGTGGTTGAACAGATGTTAAAGAGTCAAAATATTTTTCAATTTCAAACTGCTGTGAAACAGTCACTTTATATAACTCTTCAACTAACAATCTTGTTTCTATCGTGGGTTCCTCATACCCTATTTTGGAATTAATTGCGTTTAAAAGTTTTTCGCGTACATAGGCGCTACCCCGACAATAAACTTTTATCAAATCACGGTCAGTCTGTTGAGGTGTACAACGTATTCCGTATAGTGCCATTTTAGCCAAAATTGGACACCCAGGGAATGTGTGTAACATTGATAAGGATTTTGCTCGCAAGAGACAGAGCAGTTTTGTAGTGTTGCTACGCAAGTAGTATTCACTCGACCACCCAAAACCCAATACAGCCTTAACAGGATCAGTTATAATTTGTTTTGATGATTCAGAAAACACCATTCCACAGAATGATGCCGAAAACACATCATCAAAATATTCAAGCTTAGCTAAAGCGCCAAGCCTGACTAAGATAGTTTCATCCAACTTACCAAAATATGGATTCAACGAATCATCCCCCTCCAAAAAGGGTAAAATATCATGTGTTTCACCACTTTTGAAGTTTAAAAATCTTATAAGCAAGTAATTGAAAAGACCATTCATAGATGAGGTGTCCATTTCCCCACTATACCGTTTGGCAATTAGTTTTGCCAACCACTTCTTAAATAAAAGACTGTTGACACCTTGCTTAATATTTCTCATCATAGAAAAGTAATACTGACTATTACCTAAATATTGTGTGCAAAAGTAAAAAAAATACAATTCTACGCACATCTGAAGTTGTTTAAACATTGATTCAAAAGAAGTAAAGTCATTGGCCGCCATTTTCAACCCGGGAACACTAAATCTATCAATAATTGCCTGTGGGCGATCAGCCACTGGTATTTTCTTGATAAAAGCAGGATGGTTAAAAAGTCTATCGCCAATTTCAGCACAAACTGGCCCAATTTGTGTTTTAAAGAAGTCAGATCTACTGTAAATACCGCGGAACCATTTAGGCGCCACATAAGGTTCCCGCTTACAATGTGATTTGACATACATATCTCCAGCCTTACATACTTCACGCATCTCAGAGGTGCGTTGGAGTTGAGCTTTGCGTTTCTGCGTGTAAGGCGCTTTGTCTAGCCAAGTCTCCACTGTAAGATCATCAGATTGAGTCAAAATACAATGACTAAATTCATCATGAATGATTTTAATGGAGAAGTTCATAAATTCGGAAAATAACTCCAGATCAACAGGAGGCATATCACAAGCAATTCTTTTAGTGACACCCATAAGCAAACTACCAGGATGGGAAGTGTCAGGATAAAACAAACATGCTCCATCATAATGGGAACCTAAAGATACTGCTGTGGGTTTTCGCGTTTTCCCAGAAAGAAACTCATACTCAACTAACTTGAATGACGGATCTACTGGTCCCAGAGGTGGCAATTCCACCTCATCATAACGATAACCATACAAGTATGAACGTTTACCCGCACTGATCAGTCGGGGTAGTTAAAAATTTAATAGCGACCTCACCATCACGATGGTAAGATAAAAGTAACTGGGCTAAATAGCAAGAGTCACTATGTATAAACTTTAAATTACAGAGTTGGGTCTGCGGAATATTAACACTAGAAGAGTTTTTAATATTCAATTCAATTGTTTTCATGGCAATACTCAAGTCACCATTTCTAGTAAAACATTTCAAACTGGATAGTTGGTTTAGTAAAGACAAAGAAACCTGGAGATGTTGTGTTGTTGACACCATGGATACACCGCCGGCCGTCGACATGGTGGTTGTAATAACATCAACATTACATAATTGTGGGTCTACATGACGCAAATCACCTTGACGGTGAATGTCAGGTCTAGCGTCTGACTTGACAGCGACAGGGACAATATTCTTATAACGTACTTCTATCTTATAAATTTGACCATGAAAACTAGAGAACATTACAGTCTTAAACCGAATATAAAATACAATAGTCAATAACATTTTAAAGATGTAGTAAACGACCAGAATACATTGAAGTAGACCTAGGGCAAAAATAACCCAAGAGCCTAACAGGTAGGCCATCAATTCCCGAAATGAGACTGAGCGTGTCTCAACAAACCCAATTACAACGAGAGGAATTCGCCAAAGAGGGTCGCGTAATAATAAAGATTCCAAGTAGATTGTGTAACAAAAATACGAGGAAATAAAAGTCAGGGAAGTGGTACAAATGAATAGTAAACAAAGAACAAAATCAAGCATAAAGTTGGATCCTTTAGAAAATTCAGCCAGAGTAGCGTTTAATCCTTTGCCCAATGCAGTTATAAATTCAAAATCACTTGGCATAAAATCAAGGACATCTGTCACTTCACTAGTCTGTGGTGAAGGTAATGTGATTTTGTCAACTATTCCTCTTGCAATATCACCATCAGTTAACCTCTCCTGCGAAGCCGATTTCTCAGACGTGGAGGTGGATGATATTGTGGTTGGTGGAAAACAAGACTTTCCATCGTCTCGATCGGCGGTACCACCAGTTGATGGGTGTAATTCACTCCCAATAGTGGTGCGGGAATTGACAGCTCTAGATCCAGTGGTTGATCGGTTACCACCATCCAAAAATTCCGAACGCAGATTTTCTTCTCGGGGTTTGGAACTTGACATTCCAATTTCCTTTTCGAGATTGTCTTGCCTCGGTTTTAACAAGTTTTCAATACCCTCAGTCATCTTTTTATATACACTGTCAGCTATTGGTGTACAGATGCTCGAAACACTAGCTATTGAATTTATTACGCCATCCTTGGTTTTCTCAGAAAAACTAGGGGTAGATGCAATTTTGGCCATCAATTCCACAGGTGTAACAGTTGGGAGTGTACTAGGCACTTCGACAGTAGATGTACTTGATGTTGTGGATGCGACTTTCGATTCTTCTTTCTCTTTGTATACTACATTATTAAAAATGGACATACAGAGTTGACAAAGGTCAGAATTATTACAGTCAGCACCACATTGAACACAAACACGAAGATCCAACAGTTCTTTGCTTTCACCTATGGTCATTTCAGACATAGATTCAACCAAACCAGGATTATATCTTGGGGAATGTGGTGGAGAACGGGCCTCAGGTTCCTTAGATTCAACATAAGATGGGTTGGTTGGGGTGTCAGTACAACAATGTTGTTCAACAAAGTCATAAGCGTTAGTTACAGTAGTTCTAGAGTACTCAAACTCAAGCACATTACGTGTGATATGTGGTAACTCTTTACAAATAATGTCCATAGAGGATACAAAATCACGTAATGACAAGTAAACGGAATAACTAACTTTACACTCATGTTTATAATTGACATCCTTAAATAAGGCCAAAATTTCATCGATGTCAATTCGTCGTTCTCCAGCAGTACGACGAATGATATTCTTCACTAACAAATTAGAATAAGGCACTACACCATACAGTCTACAATTGTCCCAGTTGGCCAATGCAGAAAAGTGTGCCATTATAATTTTAAAGTCATCCATGCACAAATTATTGTAATCATCAACCTTCAAAAGAAAGTTAACCACATAGGACAACATTTGTAATCTACTGGGGATAGATGCACCTTGACTTTCGAGTCTGGAAGATGCATCAATAGTAATGTCAAATGCAACGTCAATGAATTTACAGAAATCGGCACCCAAGTGCTCATAAATAGCTGAACACTGCACCACACTCAAGCGTCCATTGAAAATCTGAGAAGATTTCGTGGCAAAGGCCTTAGCCTCAAGCGGTGATGATGGGAAGATAGTAATATCTAACAAATCATCAATTGTTTCACAAGAGTCAAGCTTAGTAATGAAGGCACTCTTGATGGAGTTTACAACATTAGGTGGATTAGTAGATGGACTAGGACTTCGACTGCGTGAAGATGAAACAGTAGAATTATTCTCACGAAATAATCCATTTGTTTTCGTTTTTATGTTAAGATGTGAAACAAATGGACATTGTGCTTCCACATCAATTTTCACCTTCATAAACACCTGAGATGGTACAGGCGGGTGAAGATTAACATTCCCGTTGGCATAATTGAAGACATCACGACTTTGGATTGGTCCAACGAGTCCAATTGACGCCGATTTGTAATACTTATCCATCCCGCCAGGAAGATAGAAAGCCTTCTTCAACTTTATGAACAATTCAAGTTCATCCTTCGACAATCTGTAAGGTTCAGATTGAGGACGGGCTCTTATGAGTTTGAAGCCACCTTGTTCACGCTTATATTGATTAGGATTCTCAATACAATAAACATATTCTTTCGCCATCCCCTCATCAATTGACTTTTGACGTTCAACCCAATTGATAGTAGGAAGGTAAAGTTTATCTTGACAATCATCCATGCCAAGACCACAAGCCCAACAAATTGAGCTAGATAAATAAGACTCCGGTCCAACCGACTTAGGAGCAATAACAGTAAATAACTTCGAGCAAACAAGAGCAGATTGCATTGCAGTTAAACAGAT